GCAATAGCAAATTTCAAAAGACGACTACTAAAGTGTCAGAAAGACAAATATGCTATATGTAGAAGACATGGCATATGAGATAACACACTGTATATGGTGTGGTAAGAAGGGATTTAAGAACGCCGAAGAAGTAATAGATCACATAAAAACAGTTCACACAAAGGTCAATTAAAACTATATTGAAACATTTATATTACAGATTTACTATTACTACACAATGAAGAAGTTACACACAACAGCAATCGATGGAATCACTGTTTTGTCACTACAACAAGTGCAGAGAAATATAGATGATATTAGTAACAATATCTCTAGGCGTGTCGGCATGAGTGACAAAGTGGGCAAAGAATATGATATGTTTGACTGGCTATCACCACAAGAACGAGCCGTAAGAACATATAATTACGGATTCCACATGGGTATGCGAAAAGCATTACAACTACTCACAGCACAAATCAATGACGCAGACAATGCACCTGTATATAGACCAAGTGCCTTTGTTAAAAGAGTAGATGACATATTTGCAATGGATTAGAGCAACCCACACCTTCTTTTTTTTATTCTAAAGATATATATATGGGTATGTTGTATACACTGTATGAATACAAACGAGTTATTGGCAAGGGTTTCTGGATCAGCACCAACAATGATTAACACTTTAATACAGCACGGTGGTAGTATATTACAATGAGACCAAGATCACACAAACAGCAAATGGTTGCAATAATAGATGAATTAGAAAATGAGAATATATTATTAAAAAACATGTTGGTTGAAAAAGGTGTAAGCATTGATAATATAGATTATACATTAAAGAAGGTAGGTTTGGGCAGTAATGCACCAAGCATGAATAATTGGAAGATATTGAAATGAGAGAAAAAGAACGTTACGCCATGTTTCGTATCAAAGGTGAATTTCGTGACGAAATTTTTATCCGCTCTAAGAAAGGCGAAGACCAGAAAACAATTAAGAAATATATTAAGGAACACATCAATGACTTACGCTATGAAGTGATATTTGAGGAAGAAATATAATTGTAACCAGTAAGCTTGTAAGCTTGTAAGCTGGTATAATGTGAGTTATATAGTGACTGTTATTACATAATATATGCTCTTTCCATTAGATCATGAGAAAATCATGGAAGCGTTTAGTACAAGCGTGAACACATTGATTGATGATATTATTGCAGAGATAGACAGAATTGAAAAGAACGATCCAGACCCAAAACGAACAACGGCACATATGGTGGACAGAAAGTTTCGTGAATGGTTTAAACGCTCTGGTGGGCTAGGGTATTAATTCTCTTTATACAAGTATTTAAAAACATTATATGTTTGGTAAAGATGAAATTAAAAAGAAAAATAATACTTCTATAAAGAAATCAAAAATCGACTTTTCGGATATTAGAAAGAAATTAAAACTTACTGAACACGCACCTAAAGATAAGATAGCTTTTGAATTAAACAAACTAAAAGACAAAAGACAGTGGTCTGTTTATGGTCTTAGTGAGAAGGATTTTAAAGAATTTGGTGTAAATCTCTAAAATGGCATATGGTATTTATCTTGCATTAGACCAAAAAAGTTGGATTAGAGGAGATTATAGCACAGATAACAAACTGACAGGCACAATTTACACAGATAGAAACAAAGTAACAGCAAAGAATCTAACTGGTTACACAATAAAAATAAGATTACAGAAGCCAAGCAGAATAGGTGATAGATTTGGCAAGACTGCAACAATAGTGTCTGCAAGTGCTGGCACATGGGAATATGCAGTAGAAGACGGCGAAATGCCATTCTTCGGTGTATATGAAGTCAAGGCAGAAATCACAAAATCTGGTGCCAGAGAAACAACATTAAACTATGTAGAATTATTAATTCTTGAGGGATCGACATCATGATCAGTCCAATAGGAACACCAAGTAATTGGAAGGCAGAAGAAAAGATCAACACATCAAACAAGACACCATCTGCAAAGATTATCAAACGAGATTGGCTGAGAGAGAGACCAAACAATGTAACATTCGAAAGACTCATTGACTATCATGACAGAACACCACAAATCAGAATGTCAATAGCCTCGTATTCAGAAATGATAACAGGCACAGACATGACAGTCACATGCAAGTCAGAAGACGCACAGAAGCAACTAGACGACTGGATAAGACGCACAAACTTTTATGATAAATTTGAAAACCTAGTAACGACAATATTAATCACAGGTAATGGCATACTGGAGAAACTAGACGAAAAAGACGTACAAGACGTATTGGAAGTTGACATGAGTACAGTTCTTTCAAAGAAAAGAGATGAGTTTGGTGAGTTAGAGTATTACGAACAGAGAACACAGAATGGTGGTCTTACAAAACTAGGCGAAGGACAGCTAGGAAAGTTTATTGAATTTAATCTTACATCATATTCTAGACAGCCATGGGGTAAATCAATTTTCTATTCATTGGCAGTGCCACGAACAGTTGGTAACAGAACAATGCCACCACTCGTTGAGGCAATGTGGGGTTTAGAAGACGCAATGGTTTCAATCGTTTTAAACAACGCATATCCTATAACAACAATCACATATCCGGGTGCGAATGATGATTATCTAAGAACGGAAGCACGTAGATGGCAAGAATACAAGCCGGGCGACAAACGAGTGCAGAAGATAAAACCAGAGATAGAGTTTTTCGAATCAAGTGGAAACAGCAAATATACAGACTTTGTAACACACATACAGAAGACATTCGAATTAGGCACACAGTTCCCACACGACATAATGACAGGCGACTTTACAAGCAGAGCATCATCAGATACGACAGAGACCATAGTACAGAAGCGTGTCAGAGGCTATCAAAGGTATTTAGCAAACAAACTAAAACATGAATTATTCGACGCTATTTTAATCAATCTAGGATTTGATCCAGAAAAGGAAGACTGTGAAATTCAGTTTACAACACAGAATGTAAAAGAGTTAGAAGTTGAGCAAGTCGTTCAAATGAAAGAAAAGAATGATATTACATTAAACGAATTAAGAGAGTGGATAAGATCAAACGTAGGAATAGAATTAACAGATGATAAAGAGATACAAGCAGAAGACGAGGCAAACAAACAAATGGCTGTATCACTACAACAGATCAAGAAAGACAACCCAGACAAGGGCAGTAAGGATATAGATAAGAAAGACTTGGAGTCAGTCAAACCAAAAAAATTAAGAATGTGTAAGATGTGTAAGGAACACCAACATGCGTTATGTACTAAGAGAGGTTGTCAGTGTCAATGACGGAGTTTGACGATTTGACAAAAAGAATTTTAGACAAACTTGACACATTTGACGACAAAATAGACGATATTTGTAACAGAATGATGAAGGTTGAGTTTGAATTAAAATCACATTTTGACGACATAGAAAAGAAGCAGTCTGGCAAAGACAGAAAGTTCTATATCATAATAGGTGCGATGGCAACTGCCTTCACAGCGTTTGAATTACTGCAAGGGATATTGTAATGTATGATGAAACTATTATTATTAAGTGTTGCATTACTATGCACAAGTCTTAGTGTGGCGTTTGCAGAAGAAACATCAGATGTTTTTGAGTCAATAAATCTAATACATAGTAATAATCCAAACGTCTGTATATTAGAGCCAGATGAATCAATACAGAAGCAGTATTATGAGTATGTGTTTAAAGATACATTTGACGCAGTGCAGAATGTTGAGAATACAATGTTTGAAATAACAGGTGGTAATTGGCACACACCAATATACTCATTTGATTATGAAGAACATGCTGACAAATTTACATCTGATTTTCCACAATGCAATATATTCATAGAATTTGAACAACTAAATGATGGAATGACAACGACAGGTGTTGACTCTTTAGGATTCGCTTCATATGATCATTCCAACAGCAATCATAGATATTCATATGTTAAAGTGTTTCTTCAAGCACAATTAAAACAGGCAGACATATCAATCTGTATAGGTTGCCCAGAAGAAGAAAACAACGAATTGGAATTTAAGAACGTATACAAATACATGTCGAGAGACACAGTAAAGAAGATCGTCACACATGAATATTTACATGCACTCGGATTAGGTCATTACATACTCGATAGAAACCCACTCAATGATGTTGAATCATTAATGATGACAACACTAAATCCATGGGCTGAAAACAAGGATAATGAGATGAAAGAAATAGATAAGGAAATGCTAATAAAACTATACACAGAAGACGGATTTGGTGGCAGAGACGGTCATGTAAGAGATTATGAGGTGAGTGAATTACGGTGAAAGTACTCATCTGTTCATGGTGTCAGAATACAACATTTGTGCCAATATCATCAAAATTGGTAAGATGTGAAAAATGCAATGAGTTGAAAGCAATAAGCCCAGACGATGACGTAGAAGCAATATTCAAAGATGAATAACATTTATATGTGACAAAAACTATTACTACACAATGAATGTATTAATGGTTGGAAGCAGTCAAGCAACCAAAGAACAGGCAGAAACAACAATTAAAAAACTCTTAGAAGAAAACAAAGATTGGTTTAATGAGTCATTTATAATTAATAGTGACTGTAAAGGAATTGATAGAATAACCAATGAAATAGCACATGAAATGGGAATTGAAACAAACATAATTACAAGAAAAACACTAGGACTTAATGGTAATTACTGGGAAGACATAAGAATTGCTAACGATGTATCAGCAAAAATGTCTGATATTTCATTTTCGTTTGTTTTACCTTTAGGCACGTCGAAAGGCAGAGGCAGGTGTACGTGGTGCAAAAGAGCTGGTTTAGACCACAACCACGAAAAATCATCTGGTTGCAGAACAGCATTACAGGTAGAAAACCACCATATTATAGTTTTGGAGAATAAGACATGAATGAAGATGAAATAGAAGAAATGTATTATGCACATGAAGCCATGGCTAACTGTGTCCAATGTCCACACTGTCTTTCTGACATAGGTGTGTTGGAAATCAATGATCATATTAATGGGCATATTTTGGACAGAAAAGACGCATAAACTTTTATGTAACAAAAACTATTACTACATAATGAGTTGGACAAAAGAACAACAAAGAGAAATAAATGAGCAGAACGTTGAATCATGTATTAGGCTAGAGAAAATACTAGATGATCTTGGATTGAAGCAACACCGTAGAGAATGGAAAATTATCACCAGACTACTTGATGACATCAAACGTACATGTTAAGACTGCCATTCCTTTTTTTTATTAATTCTCTTAATTAATCACTAATAAGAAACAATAATGAATTTAGAGTCATATACTAGAATTGACGAAAATGCAAAAATCTCAGGTGTAGCACTAATACCAAGAATTTCACGTAATGAAAATCTTTACACCAAGGAAGAATTAAAGAGATTTGATGGCGTAACAGTTCCATTAAATTGGGAACATAACCCAGAAAAAACAATAGGACATGCAACTTTCAGATATAACGCTGAGACAGAAACAGTATTCTATGAAGGCGAAATAACTGATCCAAACGCTTCACTTCTAGCAAAAAACAGACTACTCTATACAAGCATTGAAGCAACACCAACATCAGTTAAGCATGTTTGTAATGGTGTTCAAGACTGTTTTAGTATGCCATATGGGTTAATACCAGAGGGTTTAGCACTAACAGAAACACCCGGCGTGCCAGAAACATCAGTTTCTATCATTGAAAACTACATATTAAAAGAATGTAATGATCCAGAGAAACATAAGACGATAACTAGAGATGGTAAAGAATCAGAAATTGATTTTACAAAGAAATATGTAGAAATTTCACAGTTATTGCAAAAAATAGAGAATTTTGACCCAAAACTCATTGAAGTCATCACAGAAGACATCAGAGAGACGTATATTTGCTCATGTTGCAGTGAAGTAAAAAAAAACGAGAGTTAGTTAACCTAATTGGCGATTTTAGTCGTGCAGATTTAAAGAAAAAGAAGAAAAAAGAGTTTAATTTTGAAGAAACACTAGATGAACACTGGAAATCAGCATTAACAGAGGCAAACTACAAGGCATTTACACATTCTTCATCATTTGTCGGCAACGTGCGATATGACGCAGACGCTCAGACCATGGAAGTGTTCTTAAACAAGGAAAAATGGTATGAATTTTGTAATGTGCCAGAAAGAAAGTTTGACGCATGGCAAGGTGCAGATTCTAAAGGCGAGTATTTCAACAGAAGCATAAAAGGTCAACATGACTGTTAATATTTCTCTTAATCACTACTATATAAAAACAATTAATGACATGTGAATGTAATAAAACCAAAGAAAATGACGATAATGGCAATGGCAAAGAATGTCCAGAAGGACAATCATTTGACGTAAGCCAAGGTAAATGTGTCAGTAAAAGCGAGAAAAAGAAAGAACAATTTGGAGACGCACCAGAATCACAGAAAGCAGATGTCAAAGACAGTGCTGTAGATACTGGAGATGTTCAAAAAGTTGAGAATCATGACTGTCCAGACGGACATGCTTATGACGCTGAGACCGAACAGTGCAGACCAACAGCACCAGAAGTACCAGCAATCGCAGATACTAACGCAGACATTAGCAAGGAAAAGTTACAGAAACTTGAATCAGAAATTGCAGAATTAAAAATGAGAGAAAAGAAACCAACTGCACAAGTTGGATCAGACAACTCATTCAGAACATTTGCAGAGGTAGCAAAAGAATATCCAAAAGCATTGGAAACCTATGGTACTTATAAATTCAACATACCACACGATACCCTTAGAAGTATTGCTGTAGGTCATGCTGATCCTAAGACAGGCGTTCAAGAAGCTTTTAGAAATACACCAAAGCAGATTAAAGAAGCAGTTTCTATCAGTGGCACTCATGCAACACAAGACTTAGACACTGACGTTGCAATAGTACCGGGCGGAATTTCATTTGTCCCAGTCTTTCAATTTGCAAAAGTTAAAGAGATTGGTGCAGGTGCAGACCGTGCAAGATTCTTCAAATCAACTTTACCAGCTAACGGCAGTCAGACAGTCGGTACAACTCCTTCAGAAGCAACACAAACAATCACATCAGTAGAAGTAACCCCAAGCACCATCACTGGTACTTACTTAATTGGTGACTTCGATGAGATTGAAAATTCACCATTTGACTTGTTACAAGTCATCGTGGAAGGATCTGCTTCTAGTTATGAGGACTTTGTAGCAACAGACATGCTAGATACAATTTCTAAAGAAGGCACACTAACACCGGGTCTCTGGATAAGAGGCGATACTGGTGCAACAATCACTTCAAGTGATGTAGCAAGTGTATCTTTCGATGAAACAGGTATTGCATACGGCAGAGAATATCTTGAAAACCAAGGTTATCTCAGAGGTGGTGTTAAACCAGTCTGTTTCGTACACCCACAACAGTGGAGAGAGTTGATCACATCAACAAACGTAACTTCATTAGCAACAAGATCAGTTCCAGATATTTGGCTAAAAGCACAATTAGAAGAATTGATGGGCGTACAACTCGTTGTAACAAATGCTGTTGAAGCTAAGGATAACTCTACCAATGACGCATTAAATGCTATCATGTGTGTTCCAAAACACTCATACGGTATAGGTATCAAACGTGATGTAACTG